TGGCGCTCAAGATCGTCACGGCCGACGAGCGTCTGGCCGAAGCCAACAACAAGACCACCCTCGCGATCTTCGGACCGAGCGGTGTCGGCAAGACCTCGCTGCTCAAGACGCTGCCCGCGCGCGAGACGCTCTGCATCGATCTCGAAGCGGGCATGAAGTCGGTTCAGGACTGGCCCGGCGACAGTATCCCCGTGCGCACCTTCGCCGACGCGATCGACATCGGCTGCCTCGTGGGCGGCGTCGATCCCGCGGTGCCGCCGGACGGGTTCTTCTCGGAGGCCCACTACCAGCACCTGGCTGCGACCAATCCGGATCTGGTCCGCCTGATCGCCTCCAAGCGGATCATCTTCGTCGACAGCATCACCGACCTGACGCGCCAGGCGATGGCATGGGCGCGGGTGCGGCCGGAGGCCTTCTCGGAGAAGACCGGGAAGCCCGACACGCGCGGCGCCTACGGGCTGCTCGCGCGCGAGGTCATCGGGCTCCTGAAGCATCTGCAGCACGCGCAGGCGAAGACCGTGATCTTCGTCGGCATCCTGGAGAAGGTCACCGACGAGTTCAGCCGCGCCGTCTGGCAGCCGCAGATGGAGGGCGGCAAGGCCGGCCGCGAACTGCCGGGCATCGTCGATCAGGTCATCTCCATGAGCTTCTTCAGCGCCGACGGCGAGGGCTGGCGGCACGAGCCGGAGCGCGGCGAGACGCGGCGCCTCGTCTGCCGCGCCGGCAATCCGTTCGGCCTTCCCGCCAAGGACCGCTCCGGCCGCCTCGATGTGACCGAGCCGCCGGACCTCGGCGCCCTCCTCTCCAAGATCAACGCGACCACGAAAGGATGAATCCCATGACCTTCGACATGAACGACGCCGAGCCGCAGAAGACCGGCGAGCCCATCCCGGACGGCACCTTCGCCAAGGTGGCGATGGCGATCCGCAAGGGCGGCACGGATGGCCAGGCCGAGATCGATCGCGGCCTGCTCAAGGCATCGAACTCGCCCGGCAGCGACGTGCTCATGCTCGACTGCGAGTTCACCGTGACCGATGGCCCGCATGCCCGGCGCAAGTTCTGGCAAATGTTCACCGTCCAGGGCGGCAAGGTGGACGAGCATGGCGTCTCGATCGGCTGGAAGATCTCCAAGAGCACCTTCCGCGCCATGATCGACTCGGCGCTCGGCCTCGATCCCGCCGACATGAGCGAGGCGGCGAAGGCAAAGCGCATCCTGCGCGGTCTCGCCGACCTCAACGGCATCACCTTCGTTGCCAAGATCAAGATCGAGCCCTCCGAGGATCCCCGCTACGGCGACAGCAACAAGCTCGACCGCGTGATCCTGCCGAGCGAACCGGAATGGCGGAAGGTGATGGACGGCGAGGTCCTGCCTGCGGGCCCGAGCACCCGCGCCCGCCCGAAGTCACCTGCGCCGGCGGCGCAGCCGGCGTGGAACCAGGCGGCTCCTGCGCAGCCGCCGGCACAGGCCACCGCCGCCCCTGCCTGGGCCAACGCAGGTGCGTCCACGCAGCCGCAGCCCGCCGGCAAACCCACCGGGCCCGCCTGGCTCAACAGCTGACCGCCATGACCGATGACGAGTGGCAGGCGCACGTGACGCGCGAAGCGGCAAAGGAGGTCGGCAAATGGCTCGAAGGGCGCGGAAGGCTCAAGCAGCCCATCGCCGCCCTCACCATGGCCGACCTCGAGGCCATGGCCTCGAATGCGATCTCCCGCTTCATCGTCCTGGCCTCGCAGCGGATCAAGGAGCAGCCCGCCGGCAGCGAGGATCTGACCCGGCTCTTGCTCGGGTAGCGCCCTGCGCCCTGTGCGGGCGTCAGGCGCGCGGCTTCGGCTACGTCCACCGGCTGCAGTGGGACCGATTTCCGCACCACCGCTTCTGCTCGATGCGCTGCCTCGACGCCGGTTCGGCCCTCGCGAACAGGAACAACGGAATGATCGACAAGTCCGACATGGAGATCCGCGCGATCAAGGATGCCCGCCACTTCCTGGCCGAGGCGCTGACCGAGCTCGGCCTGATGACGCCATTTCATGACCGCAGCGCGGCCGAGATCGACCGCATCATCGAGGCCTACATCGACGGGTTCCAGGAGTCGATGCGCCGCCAGTCCGAGGATGGGACGCGCAGCGACGACCTCGACGACCCTTTGCCCTTTTGACGACGAAGCATTGTCATGACCAACGGAGAGATCTGGCGAGATATTCAGAGCCTGCCGGGCGTACTGGCCAGCAGCGAGGGGCGCATCATGCTCGTCCCTTATCGCGGCCTCATGCCCAAGGGCGGTGAACGTCCTTACGGTGGCACGCCAACCTTTGGCGTTTGGAACAAGACCGACGGCCGCTTCATCGTCACCATCGGTAATCGCACCTATAAAGTCGCCCGTCTCGTCGCCGAAGCGTTCCACGGGCCGCCGCCATTCGATGGCGCGGTCGTCATGCACCTCGATGAGAACGCCGCCAACAACCGGGCCAGCAATCTCCGCTGGGGCAGCCAGAAAGAGAACCTGAACACCCCTGGCTTCCTTGAATACTGTCGAGCACGCACGGGCGACAACAGCCCGGTCGCAAAAGCGCGCCGGAACACGGGGCGCGCGCGATGATCCTGGACCTGAATCACGGCTCGGGCGCCGTCTATGGCGGCACCATCACCGACAGGACAGCGGCCCGCATCAATGCGCTCATCGACGGCGCCCTCGTCGAGCGCCATCGCCGGCAGCCACCGCGCGACTATCTCGGCGGAAGCCGCATCGGCGAGCCCTGTGCGCGCCGCCTCGTCTATGAGATCAGCCATGCGCCGCCGGACGAGGGCCGCGAGTTCGACGGCGGCATGCTGCGCATCTTCGAGGCCGGTCACTGCTTCGAGGCGCTGTCGATCGGCTGGCTGCGCGCCGCCGGCTACGATCTTTGGACAGAGCGCCGTGATGGCGGCCAGTTCGGCTTCCGGGCCGCCGGCGGAAGGCTGCGCGGCCATATCGACGGCGTCATCGTTGGCGGGCCCGACATCGGCATCGCCTGGCCGGCTCTCTGGGAGCACAAGGCGCTCAACGCCAAATCCTGGAACGACCTGGTCAAGCGGGGCCTCAAGGTCTCGAAGCCGATCTACTTCGCCCAGGTCCAGCTCTACATGGCCTACATGGAGCTCCCGGTCGCGCTCTTCACCGCGATCAACAAGGACACCCAGGCGCTCTATCACGAAGCCGTCGCGTTCGATCCAGCGCAGGCCCAGGCGCTTTCCGACAAGGCGGTCGAGATCATCCGCGCGGCAGAAGCCGGGGAGCTGCCGCCGCGCATCGCCTCAGCATCCGACTTCCACCTCTGCCGCCTATGTCCTTATCAGCGGCGCTGCTGGGAGGGCGCGCCATGACCTTCACGCCCTCCGCGCTCCAGGCGAAGGCCATCGAGGCGATCAAAGACTGGTTCACGAACCGCACGGCGGAGAACCAGGTGTTCCGGGTCTTCGGCTATGCAGGGACCGGAAAGACGACGATCACCAAGCACGCGATCGCCGAGCTGGGATTGGACGAGGGCGTCCTCTACGCCGCCTTCACCGGCAAGGCGGCGTTGGTCATGACCCGCAAGGGCACGCCGGCCTCGACCATCCATTCGCTGATCTACCGCGTCTCCGAGGCGACCCCGGCCGAGATCGAGCGGATCAAGCAGGAGATCGCCGATCTCAAGGCGAAGCTGCCGGCCATGGGCACCGCTGAGCGCCTGTTTGCGGACTCGCACCTGCGCTCGCTCGAGCTCCGCCTTGCCGACATCCACAAGCCGCGCTTCGTGCTCAACGAGCAGTCGGCCCTGCGCGACGCCAAGCTCCTGGTGCTCGATGAAGTATCGATGGTGGGGGACGACATGGCGCGCGATCTCCTTGCCTTCGGCAAGCCTGTCCTCGTACTCGGCGATCCCGGCCAGCTCCCGCCGGTCAAGGGCGAAGGCGCCTTCACCAAGGATGCGCCTGACGTCCTGCTCACCGAGGTGCACCGGCAGGCAGGCGATAGCGCCATTATCCGCTTGGCCACGCTCGCGCGCGAAGGCAAGCCGATCCCCTACGGCGAGCACGATGCCTTCGTGTGGAAGATGCCCAGGCACGACATCGCGCCCGAGCAGATGCTGCGCGGCGGCCAAGTCATCTGTGGCAGGAACGCGACCCGCATCCAGCTCAACCTTGCCATGAAGCGCGCGGCCGGCTTCGAGGGCGTCTATCCCATTGGGCGCGGCGAGAAGATCATCTGCCTCAAGAACCGCAACGATCTCGGCCTCGTCAACGGCATGTTCCTCGACCTCACCGAGATCGAGGACGAGGACGAACTCTCCTTCACCGCGGTCATCGATACCGAGGATAGGGAGAAGATCGGCGGCGCCAACGGCACGCGCGAGCGCTTCCGCATCTACAAGGGGCATTTCGACGAGCACGTCGCGCCCGACCGTGAGCGCGAGCGGCGCGATCACTGGAAGAAGAAGACGTTGATCGAGGCGGTGTGGGGCTGGGCCATCACCTGCCACAAGTCCCAGGGCTCGCAATGGGAGAATGTGATCGTCTTCGACGACGGTCTCGCGCGCACCGCCGAGGACCGCGCCCGATGGCTCTACACCGCCATCACCCGCGCCGAGCGCGGCCTCGTGATCCTCGATTGAGGCGCGCGCATGATCGATCTCAACGACGCGAGCGCTCCTCCGCCCCGCTTCGATCTCGATGCGATCGCCGCGCGCCTGCGGGACAGCGCGGCGATCTGGGTTCCGCAGCACTTCCCGAACGGGAGACGTGAAGGCGATGAATGGCGGCTCGCCAACATCCGCGGCGACGCCCCGCGCAAGAACGGCTCCTGCGTCATCGCGCTTAAGGGCGAGCGCGCCGGGGACTGGATCGACTTCGACGGCGGCGATGGCGGCGGGCCGCTCGGCACGCTTGCCGAGGCGACCGGCTATGTCGGGCACCAGCTGTTCGCCTATGCGGCCGAGCTGGCGGGAGAAGTCCCATCTGCGGCACGCCCGAGAAAGAAGGCTCCGCGCCAATCATCCGACGACGTGGCACGCGAGATCGCCTTCATCCTGTCGGGCGCACGGCCGATCGCCGGCACGCATGCGGCAGCATATCTCGCCGCCCGCGGGCTCGCGCTGCCGGCGTCGCCCGATCTTCTCTTTCATGACGATCTGACCCATTGGGAGGCGAAGCGCGGCTATCCCGGCATGGTCGCCGTCGTGCGCGACGCGGGCGGTGCGCAGGTCGCGCTTCACCGCACCTATCTCGATCCCGAGAAGCCCGCCAAGGCCGATGTTTCGCCTGCGCGCAAGACGCTCGGGCCGGTGGGCGGCGGCGCGGTGCGGCTGGCCGAGCCGCACGACGACCTCATCGCCCTGACGGAGGGCATCGAGACGGCACTCGCGGTGATGTCCGCATGCCCGGATCTGCCGGCCTGGGCGACGCTGTCCGCCTCCGGCATGGAGGGCCTTGTCCTGCCGCCCGGCATCGCGTGTGTCGTGCTGCTCGCCGACCATGACGAGGCTGGGCGCCGTGCCGCCGAGACAGCCGCCGCGAAGCTTGCGATGGAGGGTCGTCAGGTCTCCATCGCGCTGCCGCCGCGCGACGGCGACGACTTCAACGACCTGCTCCTGCGCGACGGTCCGGAGGCGGTGAGGGCTGCCATCGATGCCGCCGTGGCATGGAGCGTAGACGGTGCCCAGCCGGCCGGCGACATGGGCACCCAACAGCTCGAAGTGGATCCCGTCATCGGCGCCACCGCGCCCGAACCCGACGAGGTGGCGCGCACCGCCGCGACCTATCCGCTGCCCTTCATCGAGGGCGTCGAGCTGCGCTACTTCCGCACCCGCAAGGGAGATGTCCTCGTCCACCGCAATGCCGGCAAGGACAAGGACGGGCATACCATCTGGCGCGTGGTCGCGAGCCCCTTCGGCATCCCCGCCCGGCTGCGCTATCTCGACCAGGAGGGCACCTACGGCCTGCGCCTGCTTGTCCGCGACATGCAGGGCGAGCCGCGCGCCGTCGACTTTCCGCGCGCTGGCCTTGCCCGCCAGGGTGCGCAGGAGATCCGCTCCGCTCTCTTCGCCGCGGGCCTGCGGAGCTATGGCGATGGCGACCAGGTCGCGCTGGCGGTCCTCAAAGCCGCCGATCCGCGGGATGAGATCCTCGTCGTCAGCCGGCCCGGCTGGCACCGGCTCGATGGCTGCGACCATCCTGTCTTCGTGACGCCGGCGGGCCGGGCGATCGGCGATGCGCCCGCCTCCACGCTGGAGCTGGTCGCCAACGCCCGCTACGACACCGTGCGTGGCAGCCTCGATGGCTGGAAGGCCGCGGCGGCTGCCGCGGCGTCCGTGAAGGGCTGTCCGCACTTCCTCCTCGGCGTGCTCGCCGGATTCTGTGGTGTCGTGCAGTCGCTCGCCGGTCTCGACAGCTGCGGCATCAATCTCTCCGGCCTCTCGTCGAGCGGCAAGACCACTGCCCAGCGCCTCGCCGTCTCGGCCTGGACCTCGACTGCCATCGGCGCCGGGCTCCTGCAGTCGATGCGCTCGACCGAGAACGCCATCGAGGTCTTCGCCCAGGCGGCGAGCGGCACAGTCCTCGCCCTCGACGAGCTCGCCCACGCCGACGGCCGGGCCATCGCCAAGCTCATCTACGCCATCGCCGGCGGCCAGGGAAAGGCGCGCATGACCGCGGGCGCCATGCTCAAGCAGCGCTATGCCTGGTCGACCTACGCGCTGCTCTCCAGCGAGTGCTCGCTGGAGGAGAAGGTGCGCGCCGACGGTGCGTCCTGGATCGCCGGCATGGCGGTACGCATCCTCGATGTCGACGTGACGGAGGTGGACCGCTCGGTGCCGGCGGCCAGGCTCAAGGCGATCGCCGACGCCGAGAGCCATTGCGGCCATGCCGGCCCTGCCTTCGTCGAGCGGCTGGTCGCGGCCAGGCTGCACCATGCGCCCGACGCGCTGCGCGACCGCATTCTCGAACAGGCGCGCGAGCTTGCAGGCGACCGTGCCGATTCCGCGCGGCTCAGAGCGGCGACCTGCCTTGCTCTCCCGCTCGTCGCTGGCAGGCTCGCCCAGGACTTCGATCTGCTGCCTTGGTCGCTCGACATCGAAGCGCCGGTCCGCTGGGCCTGGGAGCGCTTCGAGAAGTCCTCCGATGCCGAGGCGCTCACCCCCGACGAGCAGGGCATCGCGAGCCTGCGCGCCTGGATCGCGGAACGCTGGGACGTCACCATCAAATCCGTCGACATCGGCGTCGAGAGCTTCGACCGCAAGCTCAACAACCGGGAGGCCGTCGCCTGGTACGACGACGCGGCCATCTATGTGCCCGCCCAGCGCCTGCGCGAAGCTGCGGGCGAAACGCTGAAGACCCAGCAGATCGTCAAGGCGCTCGCAGACCGGGACCTCCTCGCCATGCGCCAGGATCAGCGGCGCGCCACCGTGCGGTGGGTTCCGAAGATCGGCCGCATCGATGCCTATGCGCTCAAGCGCTCCGAGTTCGGCCGCCGCTCGGCCTGGACCGACCACGGAATGCAGGAGGACGAGGCATGACGGCGCGCGCCCATCCGTGCACGCGCGTTGTGGCAAGTGTGGCACCTGTGGCCACGCATGGGCGTGTGGCCATTGTGGCACCTGTGGCCACTCCAGCCGCGCCGGGCGCCCGAGCAGGCATTCCAGTGGCCACACTTGCCACACGGCAAATCGCTGTGGCCACTGCTAACGCATTGATGAACAAGGGTAGTTGCCACACTTTCCACCGTGGCCACAGCCGAGGGACAAATATAGGGAGTCCTTGTCCCTTCCGTTCGTGGGGAGAGACGCGGAGGGGTCGCGCGTCAATTTTATCTTTGAGAAGTGGAAAGTGTGGCAACTGTGGCCACTCGCCTTTCTCTTCAAGGGTTTATCAGTGGCCACATGAAATTCCGATGTGGCAACTGTGGCCACTGGCGAAGATCGCCCGCCCGACGCTGACCCTTGTGGCGACGAGCGCCCCGCCACGGCAACGCGTCCGCGATCCTCCTGCCGATCGGTGATCCCGAGCCAAGCGGACGACGACGGCCAGCTCCGCCAAGAACCAGACCGTCGCCGTCCTGACCATAACGATCCCGATCACGGAGACCATCATGGCTTCGACGACTCTGACCGCGGCGTGTGCGGATGCAAGCCTGCCGGCGGTCGGCATGGCGCCGCCGCTCAGCGCCATCCTCTCTCTCGACCTCGGCACCACCATGGGGTGGGCCGTGCGCATGGCCGACGGAGCCATTCATAGTGGCGCCGTCTCCTTCCGCCCTAGCCGCTATGACGGCAGTGGCATGCGCTACCTGCGCTTCCGCAACTGGCTCGACGGACTTGCCGCCGATGCCGGTGATCCCGGCGCGGTCTACTTCGAGGAGGTCCGGCGGCATGTCGGCACCGATGCGGCGCATCTCTACGGCGGTTTTCTAGCGACACTGACCGCCTGGTGCGAGGAGCGCGGTGTCGCTTACGAGGGCGTTCCGGTCGGCACCATCAAGCGCCACGTCACCGGCAGGGGCAACGCCGACAAGGCGGCGGTGATGGCAGCCGTCCGTGCTCGGGGCTTTGCGCCCGCGGACGACAACGAGGCCGACGCCATCGCCATCCTGCTCTGGGCGATCGAGACGCAGGGAGGCGTGCGATGACCGCCGAGATGCTGCTGAAGTACTCCGCCGCGGTGGTCGCCAATCGGCGCAAGACCTATGGCGACCCTCGCGCGAGCCTCGAGGCGATCGCGAAGCGCTGGTCACTCACGCTTGGCCACAACGTGACGCCGGCGCAGGTGGCCCTCTGCCTCATCGACCTCAAGCTCGCGCGCCTCGCGCACGATCCGGCTCACCTCGACAGCATGGTCGATGTCGCCGGCTATGCCGCGTGCCTCAGGGAGGTGGCGCGGTGAGGTGGTTTCCGAAAGGTTATGGCGGAGAGCGGCCTTCGCCCGAGGACGTCAAACGTGAAGGCTGGCGCGAGCAAGGCATCCTGGTGGTAAGCGAAAACGACCCGCGTCTCGCCTGGCCCGAGCGCGAGCTGGTGCGCCAGCTTGGGCAGAAGCTCTACGGCAAGCGGGACACGAGGGAGGCGCGCTATGGCTGAGACGCGCTGGACATCCTCAATGGTCGAGGAGCGCCTAGTCGAGGCCGCCGATGTTCTGAAGCGGCTACCCGAGGTGCGGGTGCAGGGCTACTACTCGCTCTGGCCGGCGATGGTCCACGAGTTTGCCGACCTGGTCGGCCAGGAGCCGCCGCGCCTGCGGCGCCCCTATCCCGCGCCCGATGCCATCACCCGCATGGAGGAGACGCTCGGCTGGACTATTGGGCTCGACCCGGTCGACGCGAAGATCGTCTGGCTTCGCGCCTCGGGCGAGCGGTGGAAGGCGATCTGCTGGATGGTCGGACTCGCCCGCGCCGCGGCCCACGAGCACTGGCTCTACGCGCTCTGCGTCATCGCCTGGCGGCTCAACGGACGGCGGCTCTCGCGCAACGCCTCGAAGCGGCGCGTGATCGCGGAGACGCGAGCGGCGGGCGGCTGAGCAGCGAAGCGAAAGGTGTCTGGCAGACAGTTTTCGCGCGGACAGAAATCGGCGAATTCGCTAGTCTCGACGCTAGCCTCGGGAGAGGCGCGCGCGGACGGAAGCGCCCACGTTCCGAATTTCGCTCGCCATCGGTCGCTGCCGTCCCCAAGACATGCCATGGCACCATGAGGGCTGGCGGGCCATGTAATAAAACGGCTGTACTTGGACGGAAGTGCAGCCGTTTCATCACATTCTACAAGGAAGCCGACCGGGTCCGCAGGAGAGTCCGCGATGTCCATGGCGCGGACCTTCCGATAGTCTCTGTCAATGCGAACTCTTGGTTGGCTCGAACGGATTGAGCACATGTGCGCCGAGATCGGCGACGTCCGCGACATTGCGCGTGACGAGTGTCAGGCTGTGAACCTTGGCCGTCGCCGCGAGCAGCGCATCGATCGTGGATACGGGGCGTTTGGCACCCATGCGTCCCCATTCGTCGGCAATCATCTGATCGACAGGCAGGACACGATCCGCGAAGGATTCCCTGACGGTGGACAGCCAAGTCTCAAGGGCACGGGCCCGGGCGGGGTCGTTCGGCCGTGCCCGCTCGACGCCCTTGCGGATTTCACCCAGTACCAACACGCTCAGATAGATGTCTGCGTCGTCGATCGAGGCATACCAGGCGGCGACTCGATGATCACATCGATCGCCCTTGCGAACCTCGGAGATGATGTTGGTGTCAATCAGGTAGTTCACAGTTCGACATTCCGTCCGAGATCACGCTCGCGGCTGAGATCAATGCCCTCAAGCGGGGCAGATGCGAGCAGCGCCTTCAGCCCCTTGGCCGGACCTGGCCCGAAGCGCTCGCGCAACAGCGCGCGGGTCTCGGCTTCGCGGTCCGGGTCGGCAAGCGCAGCGACGACGCCACGGACGAGCGACGCGTCGTCCTTGCGAACCTGAACCTCGAGGCGGACAACGCCCTGCCGTTTCATGCGGCGGCGGTAGGTGGTCACGGCCTTTCTTTGCGTGTTCGGCACGGCGATACCCTCCGATTTATTTCCGGAAATCATACCGGAAATCAATGAAGCGAGCAATATCGAGCTAAGTGTTTGATATCACGGGTCCTCCATGGGCCTGAGCGTATGCTGGCGGCAATGGCCCGGAAGTTCGCTACCGCCAGCGGCAAAATCTGAGTTACCAGTTACCAGCGAGCCGGCGGCTCGTCGCACGAATCAAGCCCGTGTTCGCGCGGGCTTGGCGCGCCGCCCGAATGGGAACCGCGCCCGGTAACCGTCCGCGGCGGTTACCACTCTCCGGTTACCGCCCCGTCCATCCGGGTTCCGACCGCCATGTCGGCACGGCTGCCCGACGCGGTCGGGTGATGACCGGGCTCGTCCTGCGGCCCCTTTGCCTTTGTTCCTCGGCGGCCACCGGGGATAAGACGCGACCATGGGTGATCCGAGCTTCATCGGGTCCGGTGGTCGCATTGGTGTGACCCCCTGATTCGCGTCCGGGGCGTGGCCGCGCCGGACCCGATGGAGACCATCATGGCTGCAAGCAAGGAAGCAACCCAGATCGAACTGCCGCCCATCAACCTTGAGATCATCGAGGTGACCCTGGTGGGCGACACGCCGCTGATCTCGCATGCCTGGTCGGAGAAGGCCAAGCGCGAGATGCTAGGCAAGCAGATGAAGCTGGCCAAACCGGCGAAGGAGGCGAAGGACCCGCACGAGGACTTTCAGCAAAGCCTGTACCGCATCGAAGGCGGCGGCTACGGCTTCCCCTCGGTCGCCTTCAAGGCGGCGGCGGTTACGGCGTGCACCTCGGTTGCCGGCATCACCAAGGTGGCGGCGCGCCAAGCGTTCCATGTGATGGGCGCGCAATCGACAGTGCGCGGCGCCTTCAACGGCGCGCTGATGCGCATGGACCTGGTGCGCATTCTGGGATCGGAGCCGGAGATGCGCGAGGACATGGTGCGGATCGCCATGGGCACCGCCGATATCCGCTACCGCGGCCAGTTCTGGCCGTGGCATGCGACGGTGCGGGTGCGCTTCAACGCCAATGTGCTGAGCGCGGCGCAGATCGTGAACCTGTTCAACACGGCGGGCTTCGGTGTGGGCATCGGCGAGTGGCGTCCGGAGAAGGACGGTCAGTTCGGGATGTTTCATGTCGCGACGGCGGAGGAGCTGCGGCGCCTGATTGCGGAGGCTGCTTGATGGACCGCCTCGAATATGCCTGGCGTGACGGTGCGCGACTGCAGAAGGGCGCACGGGTGCCGGCGCAATTGGTGGGCGCGCGGCTGGAACAATTGCACATTGCAGGGGGCGGTGAACTGACGCCGGAGGTTGTCCTGGCGGATGCTCGTCATTCGGCTTCGCCGCTGCACCCGCTGTTCGAATGGGACGATACGGAGGCCGCCCATCAATATCGCCTGGTGCAGGCGCGCGCTCTGATCCGCTCGGTGGTCGTGCGCTACCGTGCCGGTCCCGGCGATGAGGCGAGACGTGTGGTCGCCTTCGTGAATGTGAAAGACAGCGACCGTCAGTACTACACCGCGACGGCCGTCGCGTTATCGGATCCCGAGCGGCGGGCCATCGTGCTGCGTCAGGCCTGGGAGGACTTCCAGGCCCTGCGCAAGCGCTATGCAGACCTGACCGAGTTTGCCCAACTGTTCGCGACGCTCGATGAGATCGAGCGGGCATTGCCGCCGCTGGCCGCGTGACCCCTCATTGGCGTGGTTAGGTTAGGTCTGGCGCGGTCGGTGAGGCGCAGCAAGGCCTGGTCGGGCATGGCTGGCGGTGTTTGGCATGATCGGGCTGGTCCAGGCGTGGTGAGGCTTGGCACGGCAGGCGCCGCATGGCTGGGTTTGGTCCGGAAGGGCCGGGCAAGCCTGGGCGGGCCAGGTCGTGGCCGGCATGGCGTGTCGAGGTTGGCGGGGCTACGCACGGCAAGGCGTCTTCCGGCTGACTGATCCAAGAAACGATGCGCGATCTTCGCTTTCAGGCATCGGCCATCGAGCAGTGGCCGATCGAGAAGCTTGTGGCCTATGCGGCGAACGCCCGGACCCACGACGAGAACCAGATAAGCCTCCTGGCGGGAAGCCTGGTGGAATATGGCTGGCTGGTGCCCTGCCTGGTCGACGACGAGGGCACGCTGATCGCGGGGCATGGCCGCGTGCTGGCGGCGCAGCGTCTGGGCCTCGAGACCGTCCCGGTGATCCGGATCTCGCATCTGACGCCGGCCCAGGCGCGGGCCTACCGGATTGCCGACAATCAGATCGCTCTCAACGCCGGCTGGAACGAGGAGCTTCTCGCCGCCGAGCTGCACGCACTGAACGGCGACGGCTTCGATCTCGACGACCTCGGCTTCGACGAAGCCGAGCTCGACCGGCTGATGGCGCCGCTCGACGACACGGATGCGATGTCGTCGGACGGCGACACCGAAGAGAGCGGCGACGATGCAGACGAGACGCCCGAGCCGCCACGCAATCCGGTCACCCGGCCGGGCGATCTCTGGCGGCTCGGCGATCATCGGCTGCTCTGCGGCGACAGCACGGACGCAGAGTCTGTTGCCCGGATCATGGATGGCGAGCGCGCGTCGCTGCTGTTCACGAGCCCGCCCTATGGCAACCAGCGGAACTACACGACCGGCGGCATCGGCGACTGGGACGCCCTGATGCGCGGCGTCTTCGGCCACCTCGCCGAGGTGATGGCCGCGGACGGCCAGGTGCTCGTCAATCTCGGCCTCGTCCACCGCGACAACGAGTGGCAGCCCTATTGGGACGTGTGGCTCGACTGGATGCGAGATCACGGCTGGCGCCGCTTCGGCCTTTACGTCTGGGACCAGGGGCCGGGGCTTCCCGGCGACTGGAACGGCCGGCTCGCGCCCGCCTTCGAGCTTCTCTTCCACTTCAATCGGCAAGCCCGGAAGCCGAACAAGATCGTGCCCTGCAAGTGGGCCGGCCACATCAACGACGCCCATGGCGGCATGCGGGGCAAGGACGGCACCGTGGGCGCGTGGACCCATGCTGGCCAGGGCGTCCAGGAGACCCGCATTCCCGACAACGTGCTGCGCATCATGCGTCACAAGGCGCGTGGGCTAGAGACCGAGCACCCGGCGGTGTTCCCGGTGGCGCTGCCCGAGTTCGTGATGCGCGCCTATAGCGACGAGGACAATGTCGTCTACGAGCCCTTCGCGGGTTCGGGCACCAGCATCATCGCCGGCGAGCGGACCGGCCGGCAGGTGCGAGCGATCGAGCTTGCACCGGAATACATCGACGTCGCGCTTCTGCGGTGGCGGCACCTCTTCCCCGATCAGCCAGTGATCCTCGATGGCGGGACCGAAGACTTCGAAGCGGTCGCACGGCAGCGCGACGTTGAGATTGCGCCGAGTGCTTGAAGGACAGGCAGTCCGGAGCGGCGTCGGCGCGGCCGGCATGACGCGTCGAGGCTTGGCGGGGTTTGGCAAGGCATCGCCCGGCCGTCCTGGTCGTCCGCCCGTGAGCCCATCATGAAAGACCTTCGCTTCCAGTCCTCGGCGATCGAGCTTTGGCCAATCGACCGGCTCATCCCCTATGCGGGCAACGCGCGTGTGCACGGCGAGGATCAGGTGGCAAGGCTTGCCGAAAGCCTCGTGCGCTTCGGCTGGACCGCACCCTGCCTCGTCGATGAACGCGGTGTGCTGGTCGCCGGTCACGGCCGGCTGCTTGCGGCCCGGAAGATCGGGCTCAGGGAAGTGCCGGTCATCCGCCTCGACCACTTGAGCGACGCGGAGGCGCGTGCCTACCGCATCGCCGACAACAAGCTGACCGAGCTTGCCGGCTGGGACGACGAGATGCTCGCCGCGGAGGTGGCGCGCCTGAAGGAGGATGGGGTCGATCTCGACCTCCTCGGCTTCGGCGAGGACGAGCTCGACCAGCTGCTCGAAGGCTTGGACGACACCGATGGTGTGACGGACGGCGAGGACGACGTTCCGGAGCCGCCTGTGGAACCCGTCACCCGCCCGGGCGACCTCTGGCTGCTTGGCGCGCATCGCCTGCTCTGCGGCGACGCCACCAGTACGAGCGACGTCGAGAGGCTGCTCGCCGGAGGGGTCCCGCATCTGATGGTGACGGACCCGCCCTATGGGGTTGAGTACGATCCTTCCTGGCGCAATGAGGCCGGCGTGTCGGCGACCGCGCGCACCGGCCGGGTTTCGAACGATGACCGGGCCGACTGGCGCGAGGCCTGGGCGCTGTTCCCGGGCGACGTGGCCTACGTTTGGCACGCGGGCGTCCATGTGCGCACCGTCGCTGAAAGCCTGGAGTCCTGCGGGCTGATAATCAGCTCGCAGATCATCTGGGCGAAGCCGCGCTTCGTGCTCGGCCGCGGCGACTACCATTGGCAGCACGAGCCGTGCTTCTACGTGGTCCGCAAGGGCGCGAACGGGCACTGGCAGGGCGCGCGGGATCAGTCGACGCTATGGACGATCGGCAGCGGCGGCGATGAGGATGAAGCGACCACGCACGGGACGCAGAAGCCGGTCGAGTGCATGCGCCGGCCGATCGTCAACAACAGCAAGCGAGGCGATCTGGTCTACGAGCCTTTTGCCGGCAGCGGCTCCACGATCATTGCGGCAGAGAGCACCGGGCGTGCCTGCCTCGCGCTGGAGATCGACCCGCGCTACTGCGACGTCATTGTCGAGAGATGGCAGGCGTTCACGGGATCGTCCGCGATCCTCGATGGCGAGGGGCGGACCTTTGGGGACCTGAAGGACGAGCGGGCGGCGGCGTGAAGCAATCGCGCACCATGTCGCTAGTCGAGGCGATCGCTAACGTGGGCGTCGGTTTCGGCGTGGCGGTGCTGGCCCAGATCGCGGTGTTCCCCCTGTTCGGGCTCGATGTGTCCTTCTCGGACAACTTGACCATAGGCGCGATCTTCACGGGCGTGTCGATCGGGCGCTCCTACGCGCTGCGCCGGCTGTTCGAGGCGATCCGCGTTCGGAGCAGTGAGACGACCACCGCCGGGCGATGAGCCCAGCGGTGGGTAGCGGCGGAGGGGCTCAGCTCAGCGGTTGGCCGCGGTAGCGGTGGATGAGCCGCTGGACGGTATCGTCGTCGCTCTCGCCGAGAAGGCGATGCGCCTCGAGCCGCTCGTAGGTGTCGTCCTCGACAGGCACGAGCCACATGCCGTCCGGCTGCCGCGTCGCCGTCGAGCGGAAGGGTAGCAAGGCAAGCTCGGCGATGGCGCGATAGGTAACGTCGCTGACGCGAATGGTGCGCATGGTGGAGCTCACCCTTCGCTCAGCAGTCGCGCCCGGAGGGCGACCGCGACCGGCCGGCTCTCGGCCACGGTGCGGCCGGCACGCAGCGCGCCGGCTTTGCCGATGTAGTAGAAGCCGGCTTTGCCGGCCTCGCGGGTGACCACCGTGTACTTGGTGGTGCGGGCGTCCTCGACGATGCGCTCGCCGCGGGCGGTGAGCGCCGCGACGAGACGGTCATGGATGGTCCTGGCTTGCGTCGTCACCGCGCTCGCCTTTTCGAGGTCGCACTGGGCCTCTTCGAGGCTGCGCAGCGGCCGCAGGAGATAGGGGCTGACGCTCGAATGATCGTTGCTCATGGAATCGGTCCTCCGCTTCCTGCGGCGTGTCACGCCTGGATCCGGTAGACGCGGCCGCGTCCGTCGACCTTTTCGGAGGTCACGTCGAGTCCGAGCTTCTTCTTGAGCGCGCCGGCGATGGCGCCGCGCACGGTGTGAGCCTGCCAGCCGAAGGCGGCGACGATCTCCTCGATGCTGGCGCCCTCCGGGCGCTTCAGCATGCCGATCAGCTGCGCCTGCTTGCTGCCCTCGCGGGTCTTGCGCGCCGGCGCGGCCGTGGGCGGCACGGGCGCGGGCTCCGCAGGCTCTGTGGCCTCGGTGCCGGCATTCTCCTCCGTGCCCGCCGTGTGGCCCGCCAGCGCGTCGTCGTGCTCGATGCCGAGGGCTTCGAAGGCGGCGCGGGTCGCGCGCAGGGTCAGGGGCGCACCCTCGTCGTCGTAGCGCCAGATGGTGTCGTCGGCCCGCCCTGGAATCTCTTTGAGGAGCCCCTTGGTGAGGAGGCTCTTCAGCACATTGCCGATGGCATTGCCCCTGAGCTTGAGAGTGACGGGAAAGACGCACGCGTCCTCCCGCTGGCAGGCGGTCGAAAGGACGACGAGCTGGGAATCGGAAAGCTTCGGTGTCATGGGGCAGTCCTTCTGCTGAAGGGGGCCGGGACCATCCTGGCCCTCCTACTGCCCCGAACCCCGCCGGCTCCGCCGGTCGGGGCGCCTTAGGGACGGCGATCGGCTACTCAGCGGCTTCGGCCATGATCTCGAAGTGCGCGACGAAGCCGGTCAGATAAGGAAGCCCGCGCGGGATCCCGGTCTCGCGCGATGTCCGGCGGTCGATCCGCCATGCCATCCAGCGGGCGACCGCAGCCTCGATCGCGGTGTCGAGTGCCTGCCCGGCGGACAGGCCATTCGCGACGTCGTCGGCGAAGTGGCGTCCGTGGCGGCTGTCGAGGAAATCGCGGACCGCCCAATCGGGGCAGCCTGTGGCGGCGCCTACCGCCTTCATCGCGAGCGGCCAGGCCTCCCCCGACCGGGCGTGATGGCGGATGGTCCCGAAGAAGCCCCAATCGGGGTTGGCGGTCGGAAGGATGGTGGTCATTGCGGTCTCCATCGCGTGATCGTGCCGCCATAGAGGCGCTGCTTCGGCCCGGAGCCAAGCGGATAAGTGCATAATTTGATTGCTTTTTCCGGGCTAGAGCGATCATCGGACCAGGGTGATGGGGATCTCGATCCGCGCCTATGCGAGGGCCCGCGGCGTCAGTCACGTGGCGGTGCTCAAGGCCGCCAAGGCCGGCCGCATTCCGGTGGAGCCGGACGGCACCATCGATCCCGCCAAGGCCGATGCGGCCTGGGCGCGATCGACCGAGCCCGGGCGGTCGCGCGCCAAGCCCGAGAAATTGAAGCCGGTCGCCGAAGCGGCGGTCGGTTCGGTGCGCGAGACGCTCAAGGAGCAGGGCCTGCCCGCGAGCGGCAGCGTCACCTTCGTGCAGGCGCGCACGGCGCACGAGATCGCCAAGGCGCATCTCGCGCGGCTCAGGCTGCAGGAACGCAAGGGCGAGCTCGTCGACCGGGCCCGGGCGACAGCGCTCGTGTTCCGGCTCGCCCGCGAGGAGCGGGACGCTTGGGCGAACTGGCCGGCGCGCGTCGCTGCCCTGATGGCCGCCGAGCTCGGTGTCGAAGCCCACGCAACACAAAAGACTCTTGAAGCCTATGTCCGCGCGCATCTGGCCGAGCTCGCCGAGGTCCGGCCCGAGTTTCGCTGATGTGTCGAAGCGACCGACATATGGCCGCGACATGTCGATCGAATTCCGGATTCTCGACAGATAGCCCGTGGATGATTTCTTCGCCTTCGACGGCGCGGATGACCTCGTCCGCTGCTGGAGGGAAGGGCTTGCGCCCGACCCTGTGCTCACGGTCTCGGAATGGGCCGACCGCCACCGTATCTTGAGCCCGCGCGCCTCGGCGGAACCCGGGCGCTATCGGACCGACCGCACGCCCTATATGCGCGCGATCGTGGACGCGCTGTCGCCGTCGCACCCCGCCCGGCGCGTCGTCTTCATGAAGGCGGCGCAGGTCGGCGCGCCGCTCGCTACATCGACACCGGTCCCGACCGCCGAAGGCTGGAAGACGATGGGCGAACTCGTGGCGGGCGACGTGCTGTTCGACGAGCAGGGCCGGGTCTGTCGCGTCACCGGCGTCTCGCCGGTCATGATCGGCCGGCTCTGCTACGCCATTACCTTCGACGATGACGAAGACGTCGTTTGTGACGGAAGCCATCGCTGGCCGGTCTGGGATTTCACCGATGCCGAGCAGCCGCGCTCGAAAGTTTTGCGCACCGACGAGATGCTGGGACGAGTCCGAATCGGCTCCGGCAAACGCTATCGTTACGCGATCGACTGCTGCGAGCCGCTCGATTTGCCCGAGCAGGATCTGATCGTTCATCCTTATGTGTTGGGGCTCTGGCTCGGCGACGGCTCCGCCGTCATGAACCATGTGAGCGTCCACGAGGATGACGCGGAAATCGCCGAGCACCTCCACGCCTGCGGCGTCGAGGCCGAGTTCCGGCTGCCGCGCTGGCGCAAGGGGAGATGCGCCAACGTGGTGATCGATCCGACCTTTCGGACGGTCAACGACGCCGGGCGGCCGGCGAGCGTTCAGCACCGCTCTCGCTTCACGACGCGACTGCGCCAACTCGATGTGCTGGAGAACAAGCACATCCCGGTGCCGTACTTGCGCGCGAGCCGCGAGCAGCGCTTGGAGCTCGTCCGCGGCCTCATGGATTCCGACGGGACGATCTCGCCGAACGGAAAGCGCTGCGAGTTCTCGAACACCGACGGTCGGCTCATCGAGGGCTTGATCGAGCTGCTGCGTGGGCTTGGATACAAGCCGACGGTCTATCGGACGAACTCCCGCCGCCGCGGCATCGGAGGGCAAGATCGCGCGTATCTGGGCTATTGGCGCGTTTCCTGGACTGCCTACGCCGAAGAGCCCATGTTCAGGCTGTCGCGCAAGGTCGCGCGCATGCGCTCGATCGAGAAGGGGTGCCCGTGGCGGTCCCGGCGCCGACGGATCGTCGATATCCGGCCGGTGCCAAGCGTGCCGGTGCGATGCATCTCGGTCGATTCACCCAGTCACCTCTATCTTTGCGGGAAGGGGTGGATTCCGACCCACAACACCGAGGCCGGCAACAACTGGATCGGCTACGTCATCCACCATGCGCCGGGGCCGATGCTCGCCGTCCAGCCGACGGTCGAGCTCGCCAAGCGTTTCTCGCGCCAGCGCATCGATCCGCTGATCGCCGAGAGTCCGAGCTTGCGCGAGCGGGTGAAGCCGGCGCGCGCACGCGACGCCGGCAACACGGTGCTGTCGAAGGAGTTCCCGGCCGGGCTTCTGGTCATCACCGGCGCCAACTCGGCGGTCGGTCTGCGCTCGATGCCGGCGCGCTACCTCTTCCTCGACGAGGTCGACGCCTATCCGCCCTCGGCCGACGAGGAAGGCGATCCGGTCGCGCTCGCCGAGGCGCGCACACGCACCTTCTCCTGGCGAAGCAAGGTGTTCATGACCTCGACGCCGACGATCCATGGGATCTCGCGCATCGAGCGTGAGTACGAGGCGTCCGACCAGCGCCGCTTCTTCGTGCCGTGCCCGCACTGCAGCCACCGCCAGTGGCTCAGGTTCGAGCGGCTCAAATGGGACAAGGGCAGGCCGGAGACGGCGCACTACCTGTGCGAGGCCTGCGACGGCGCGATTCAAGAGCACCACAAGACGGCAATGCTGATCGCCGGCGAGTGGCGGCCGACGGCCGAGCCTTCCGATGCGGCGACGATCGGCTTCCACCTCTCGGCGCTCTACTCGCCGGTCGGCTGGCTGTCGTGGGAGACGATCGCGCGCCTGTGGGAGGCCGCCACCACCGACGAGGCCAGGCGCAGCTTCAAGAACGGCGTGCTCGGCGAGACTTGGATCGAGACCGGCGAGGCGCCCGACTGGCAGCGTCTCTACGAGCGGCGTGAGGACTTCGCCATCGGCACGGTGCCGGCGGGCGGGCTGTTCCTGACGGCGGGAGCCGACGTACAGAAGGACCGGATCGAGGTCTCGGTCTGGGCCTGGGGGCGCGGCCTCACCAGCTGGCTCGTCGACCACATCGTGATCGACGGCGGCCCGGAACACGCTTCAGCCTGGGCGGAGCTCTCCGCACTCCTCGACCGCACTTGGCTACACGCAAACGGGCAGCGGCTCGGCCTCGCGAAGCTCGGGATCGACACCGGCTACGAGACGCCGGCAGTCTACGCCTGGGCGCGCCAAGCCGGCTTCGCGCAGGTGGCGCCCGTGAAGGGCGTCGAGGGCTTCAACCGCGCCGCACCCGTGGTCGGGCCGAGCTATGTCGACGTGACGACGAGCGGCCGCAAGCTGCGCCGTGGGGCGCGGCTCTGGACCGTGGCCGTCGCCACCTTCAAGAGCGAGACCTACCGCTTCCTGCGGCTCGGCCGGCCGACGGAGGACGAGCTTGCCAAGGGGGCGCAGCATCCGACCGGCTACGTCCATCTGCCGAAGGGGACGGAGGCCGAATGGGTCAAGCAGCTGGTTGCCGAGCAGCTGGTGACCGTCAAGACCAAGCGCGGCTTCCAGCGCCTCGAATGGCAGAAGCTGCGCGAGCGCAACGAGGTCCTGGACTGCCGCGTCTACGCCCGCGCCGCCGCCTGGATCGCAGGGATCGACCGCTGGAGCGAAGCGACCTGGCGCGACCTGGAAGCGCAGATCGCAGTGAAGGATGGCGAGAGCGAAACGATGCCGGAGGGAGATGATCCGACTGCGGAGCCGGACTCCTCCGAGACACCCTCGGCCGGCCTCCTGCGGCGTGAGCGCCGGCCGCGCGGCCGGCGTGTGTTCACGCCGAGCTACTTGTCCTGAGCCTGTCGAAGGATGAACCCGACCCCATGACGCTCGAAGAGATGATCGTGCGGCGCGATGCGCTGCTCGCGGCCCGTTTCCGCGGCGTGCGCACCGTCGAGATCGAAGGCCGCCGCATCACCTATGCGACCGATGCCGAGATGGCCGCCGCGCTTGCCGACCTCGAGCGGCGCATCGCTGAGACCAAGGCGGGGGCCCGACGCCGGATCGTGCGCACGGCCGCGAGCAAGGGACTCTGACCGATGCTTGGCGTGATCTCCCGCCTTGTCCGCCGAAACCTTGGCGTAGGCAGATGGCGCCGGCAGGTCGGCGCCTTCATCGGTGGCTTCGAAGCCGGCGAGGCGAGCCGGCGGCTCCGGCACTTCCAGCCGAGCCGGGCGCATCTCAACACGCTGATCGCCGCCGCCGGCGCGGACATCACCGCGCGCGCCCGTTGGCTCGTGCGCAACAACGGCTATGCCGCGAACGCGATCGAAAGCTGGGCCGGCAATGTGGTGGGCGACGGCATCAAGCCGTCGTCCCTGATCGCCGATGCCGATCTCAAGGCGCGCGTGCAGCGGCTCTGGCTCGACTGGACCGACGACAGCGATGCGGAGGGGTTCACCGATTTCTATGGCCAGCAGCGTCGCGCCGCGCGCGAGGTGTTCATCGCCGGTGAGGTGTTCCTCCGCTTCCGCCCACGCCGTCCCGAGGACGGGCTCGTGGTGCCGCTGCAGCTGCAGATGATCCCGTCGGAGATGCTGCCGCTCAGCCGCAACGAGCAGCTTCCCGGCGGCAATATCGTCCGTCAGGGCATCGAGTTCGATCGCATCGGAAGGCGCGTCGCCTACCACTTTCTGCGCCGCCATCCAGGCGACGTGACCGATCCGGGCCTCTCCGGCGAGACGGTGCGGGTGCCAGCCTCTGAGGTGATCCACGTGATCGATCCGGTGGATGCGGGGCAGCTGCGGGGCGTCTCGCGCTTCGCGCCGGGGATCGTCAAGCTTTTCCTCCTCGACCAGTACGACGACGCCGAGCTCGACCGGAAGAAGGTCGCGGCGATGCACGCGCTCTTCATCACCACGCCGGCGCCGGCCGAGCCCTTCGACGTCGCCGAGAGCGACGAGGGGACTGAGCGCACCATGGACCTGCAGCCCGGCCAGATCGTGATGCTGGAGCCGGGCGAGGAGGTGCAGACCTCGGCGCCAGCAGATGTCGGCCAGACATATGAGCCGTTCCAGTACCGGACGCTCTTGCAGGTCTCGGCCGCGCTCGGGCTGCCATACGCGTATCTCTCGAACGACATGCTGAAGGCGAACTACTCGAACTCGCGGCTGGCACTCCTGGAGTTCCGCCGCCGTGTCGAGGCTTATCAGCACGCCGTCATGGTCTGGCAGATCTGCCGGCGTGTCTGGGCGCGCTGGATGGATACGGCCGTCACGGCCGGCGCGATCGACCTTCCCGATTACGAGGCGCGCCGCCGCGATTACATCGCCTGCTCGTGGCTGCCGCCGAAGTGGGACTGGGTCGATCCGCTGAAGGACGCCCGCGCTGAGATCGAGCAGATCGAGGCGGGGCTCAAGAGCCGCACCCAGGCGCTCGCCGAGCGCGGCTATGACGCCGACCAGGTCGACGCTGAGATCGCTGCCGACCGCGCGCGGGAGCGGCAGCTCGGGCTTGCCTTTGGCAAGGCGTCCATTCCAACCGACCCGTCCGGGACGGATGAATCCGTCCCCGCGACGGAAGCGCAATCTCTCGACACCTGAGGAGGTCGTGATGACCGAACGGACGTTCACGATCGATGCGGTCTGCGCGGCCACGGGCGTCAGCCCGGCGTGCGTCCACAAATGGACCAATCTGCAATATGTCAATCCGATCCATCCGACGCGGCGCGGCGTTCACCGTCCCTTCACGCTCCGGGACGCCATCCATCTGGCTGCGATCAAACAGTTGCAGGTACTGGGGCTTCCCGCGTCGCGTGCGGCTACGATCATCGGTCACTCGCCCTTGGAGACGGCGGGGCAGGATGTTCTGACCGCCCGCATCGGCGACGCAGAAATTCGCCTCGACATGACCGCGATCGCCGCGCGCGTCCGTACGAGGCTCCTCGCCTAAGGACGTGCCAATGATGCATCGGTCCCATCTCGCTCGGCTCTTAGGCCAGCCGCTGGCGATCGCGCCGCGCGCTCTCGATGGACTGCTCGCCGCCGATCTGACCGTCCATGCGCGATCTGCAATCACGCCGATCCTCCCCAACGGCGGTTGGGCGACATCGCGCAGCTTCATGGTGACGGACAGCGGCATCGCAGTGGTGCCGGTGCTTGGCCCGCTGGTGAGCCGGGGCGACTGGCTGACGGAGCTCTTCGGACTCAGGAGCTATGGCGATGTGTCGAAAGCGGTCGAGGCCGCCTTCGCCGACCCCGCCACCCGCGCCGTGCTGCTTGAGCTGGACTCGCCCGGCGGCGAGGTGGGCGGGCTGTTCGATCTGGTGGATCAAATTGCGGCTGTTCGCGCCGCCGCTGACAAGCCGCTCTGGGCGGTGGCGAGCGAGAGCGCGCTGTCGGCCGCCTTCGCCATCGCGAGCGCCGCCGACCGCCTCTACGTCACCCGCACCGCGGAGGTCGGCTCGGTCGGCGTCGTCGCGATCCATGTCGACGAGAGCGCCGCCGACGCCATGTCCGGCCTCAAGTGGACGTTCGTCCACGCCGGCAGAAAGAAGGTCGACGGCAATCCCCACGAGCCGCTGTCGCCTGAGGCCTTCGCCGACATCCAGGCCGACGTCGACGCGCTCCACGACGACCTCGTCGCGCTCATCGCGCGCAATCGCGGCATGAGCCCGGACGCGGTCCGCGCAACAGAGGCCGCCATCTATCGCGGCCAGCGCGGGATCGACGTCGGCTTCGCCGACCGCCTGGGCAGCGTCGACCAGGCCCTCGCCGACCTCGCCGCGACGCTGGATCGGCCTGCCCGAAGCCGGGGTCTCGCCTCGGCGATGGCAGGCGCCCAGCGGCGGCCCCCTGCCGTTCAACCTTCAAGGAGAAAGCCTGACATGACGACCGATACCGACAACGGTGCGGCCACCGAGGACGCCGCCAACATTGAACCGGGCACGCTCGCCCCCAATGCTGCCGAAGCCCAGGAGGACGAGAGCCAGACGTCCGCTGCACCAGCGGCTGCCGTCTCCGCACCGGCTTCCCCTGAGCCGTCGGCTGGCAATGCAGCCGAGCGGCTCCGGGCCGAGTATGCCGAGATCGCCGCCATCGCGGCGCAGGCGGGCCGGCTTGGCATCGCCGTCGATGCGGCGGATGCCATGGACAAGGGGATCCGGCCGGAGGCACTGCGCCGCTCCGTGCTCGACGCACTTGAGGCACGTGCCGAGGCGAGCGCCGTGGTTGCCGCGGCGCCGCAGGCGCTTGGCCCTGGCGACAGTCCCATCGTCCGCCGCGCCCGTGAGCGCGCCGCATCCGCCAACCGCAACGCATGAGGAGGTGACCCATGCCTGTGCTGACCATGCCGCCCACGCTGGGCGATCTTCTCAAGTACGAGCTCAATGCGAGCTACTGCCGCGAGACCATCACGCTCAAGGCCGGAACGAGCTATGCGCTCGGCTCCGTGCTCGGTCGGGTCGCCGCCTCGGGCAAGTACCGCTTGTCGCCCGACGCCGAGGTCGTCGGCGACGAGGGTGCGGAGGTCGCAAGCGCCGTTCTGATCGAAGCGATCGACGCGACGGTCGGCGACAGGACAGGCCTCGTCGTCGCCCGCGGGCCCGCGATCGTGTCCAAGGCGGCGCTCGTCTTCGACGTGTCAATCGATGACGCGGCCAAGACGGCCGTCAAGCACGCTGAGCTCAGCTCTGCGGGCATCGTGCCGCGCGACACCGCCTGACCTTCCTTCGCCCGCCAAAGAGGGCTTCGCCAAGGCGGGTCCACGCTCGTCAGGTCCAATCCGTTACCGGCTCCGAAGCGTCCGCCTCGGGGCTTTTTCATGCCCGTTCCAGCCCAAGGAGGCCCGACCCCATGGTCGCCATGATCAACCCGTTCGACGCGGGCGGCTACTCGCTCGCCGAAATGACCCAGGCCATCAACATCCTGCCCAACGTCTATACCCGCCTCGGGCAGATGGGCCTGTTCCGCTTCGAGGGCGTGACTCAGCGCTCCGTCGTCATCGAGCAGGCCGAGGGCGTGCTGAACCTCCTGCCGACCGTGCCGCTGGGTGGCCCGGCCACCGTCGCCAACCGCGACACGCGCTCGATGCGCTCACTAACCGTGCCCTGGATCCCGCACGACGATGTGATCACGCCGCAGGACATCCAGGGCGTGCGCGGCTTCGGCGTCGCCGACGCGGCCGATCCGCTCGCCACCGTCATGGAGCGCAAGCTCACCCGCATGCGGGTGAAGCACGCGCAGACGCGCGAGTACATGGAGGTCAATGCGCTGCGCGGCATCGTCAAGGACGGCGCCGGCGCCACGCTCTACAACTACTTCACCGAGTTCGGGCTCGCGCAACTCGAAACCGACTTCGTGCTCGGCACCGCCGGGACCCAGGTCCAGGGCAAGGTGCGCGACGTGCTCAGGAAGGTCGAGACCGAGCTCAAGGGCGAGACCATGACCGGCGTGCTAGCGCTTGTCTCTCCTGAGTTCTTCGACAAGCTGATCGGCCACGCCAAGGTCGAGGAGGCCTACAAGTACTATTCCTCGACCGGCGCCCAGCCGCTGCGCGAGGACACGCGCCGGCGCTTCCCTTTCGCCGGGATCGTGTTCGAGGAATACAACGCCACCGTCACGCTCTCGACCGGCGCCACCGAGACGCTGATCCCGGCGGGCGAGGGCATCGCCTTCCCGCTCGGCACGCTCGACACCTTCGTCACCTACGGCGCGCCGGCCAACCTCATCGAGACGGTCAACACGGTCGGCCTGCCGATCTACGCGCGGCAGATCGCACGGCCCGACGGCAGCGCCATCGAGGTCAAGACCGAAGCGTCAATCCTGCCGGTCAACAAGCGTCCGCGGCTCGCGGTGCGCATCTTCTCCAGCAACTGATCTCTCGGCAGGCTCGGAATGACCGTTTTTGCTGCCGTAATCGACGATCTCTTCGCCGACCCCAACCTCGCGCGGGACGCCCTGTGGCGCGCGGGCGGCACGGGGGCGCCCCTGCCGGTGCGGATCATCCTGCGCCAGCCGGACCACATCGGGAGCTTCGGCGAGACGCGCCTGCTCGCAGCGACCACTGTGATCGAGGCGCGCATGGCGGAAGTACCTACGCTTGCGGAAGGCGACGCCTTCGAGATCCCCGGATCAGGTCCGGGGCAGGCTGGCGAGACCTTCGTGGTCCAAGGCGAGCCCGTGCGTGACGGCGGGCGTCTCGTCTGGACGGCGGAGCTGCGCAAAATGTCATGAGGCTCGCCGCTGCACTGACCGGCGACCTCAACCGGATGATGGCCGAGGAGGTCAGGGCCGCCGAACGCGCCGTCACGGCCGGTGTTCGCGACGCCGCCGACGGGCTCAAGGCGGAGCTGCGCGGGCAGATCACGGGTGCGGACCTGGGCGAGCGTCTCGCCCGGACCTGGCGCGGGGAGGTCTACCCCAAGGGGCAGCAGAGCATCGCCGCCGCCGGGTTCGTCTGGTCGAAGGCGCCCAGCATCGTCCGCGTCTACGAGGACGGAGCCGTCATCCGCTCGACGCGTGGGCTCTTTCTCGCGATCCCCACCGACGCCGCCGGTGGCTCAGGCGACGGCGGGGCCAAGATCACGCCGGGCGGCTGGGAGCGGCGGACGGGGCAGCGCCTTCGCTTCGTCTATCGCCGCGGCGCGCCCTCGCTGCTGGTCGCCGACAACCTGCGTGCGCGGCGGGGCAAGCGGGGCGGCTTCGCGTGGGCGAGCGCAGCCGCGCTGCGGACAGGACGCGGCCTCATCACGGTACCGATCTTCATCCTCTTGCCTCAGGTCACCGTCAAGAAACGCCTCGACGTCGCGGGCGCGGCGGCCCGCTGGCAGGCGCGGCTGCCCGAGCTGGTGCTGCGCCACTGGCGCGGGGCCTCGCGGGAGGACGGTTGATGTCGAAGCGCGAATCTGTCCTTGCGGCGCTTGACCAAACGCTGCGCGCGGGCCTCTCGGCGGCAGTCCGCCGCAACGAGGTCCTGCCCGAGAGGGTGCCGGCGGAGGGGCTCGTCATCCTGCGCGACGGCGATCCCGGCGAGCCGGACGTGACGCTCAATCCGCGAACCGAGTTCTACAGCCACCGCGTCGAGATCGAGGCCTATGTGCCGCGCGACGCTATTGGCGGCGGCGAGGCGGCGCTCGATGCGCTGCTCGGGGATATCGGCGCCGCGCTCAAGGCCGATCCCAGCTTAGGCGGCCTCGCCGAGAACCTGACGCCGTCCGCGCCCGAGACCGGCGCTCTCGCCATCGAGCGCGGCGCCCCGATCCTCAATGCCCGGCTCGTCGTTACGGTCGAGTACCTGGTGAGCGATCCGCTCGCCGGCTGACCCCACAAGCCAAGGAGTTCTCCATGCCCAAGGTGCGCGCCTACGGCGCGGACGCCACGCTGAAGGTAGCCCGCGAGGCGGCTTACGGCGTGGCGCCGCTCGCCGGCTATCGGAGCCTTGATTTCAAGTCGACCGATCTCTCCTCGGCCCAGCCCCTCGGCGACGATCCGCTGCTCGGGCGCGGGCGCAACGCCCAGGACCCCTATCGCGGCCTCATCACCGACGAGGGTCAGATCGATATCCCGCTCGATCTCCGGGGGACGGGCTTCTGGCTCACCGGTCTCTTCGGCAATCCCGTCACGACCGCGGTCAAGGCGACCGGCTCGATCGCCTTCGTCACGAACCCGTCGGCGGGCGACACGATCACGCTCAACGGCACCATCTGGACCTTCGTCTCCGGCCCGCCCTCGGGCGACGAGACCCAGATCCAGGCGACCGTCACGCAGACCGTCGATCAGCTGGTCGCCGACCTCAACGCCTCGGTCGATGCGGAGGTGTCGAAGTGCACCTATTCGCGGCCGACCGGCACCCAGACACTGGCGATCGAGTTCGACACGGCGGGCCCCTCTGGCAACGGCTTCACCATCGCCGCCTCGGCAGCGAGCATCTCGGGGCCGACCCTGACAGGGGGCGGCCATGCCCATGTCTGGGAGAGCGGCGCCGACGACATCCCGAGCTACACGGTCGAGATCGGCCACCCGAAGCTGGTGACCCCGGTCTTCTTCCGCCACCTCGGCACGGTGATGGAGAGCCTCAACTTCGAGATGGGCCAGGAAGGCCCGGCGAACGCCCGCCTCCAGCTCGTAGCCCAGGGCGAAGAAAAGTTCGCCGCCACGATCGACGCGAACCCGGATGCCTACGCCCTCCGGCGCTTCAGCCAGGGGCGCGGCTTCATCCGCCGCGGCGGCTCGGCGCTCGCCGGCGTCACCGGCGGCAGCCTTACCTTTTCCAACAACCTGGAGCGGGTGCGGGTGATCCGCGAGGACGGTAAGATCGAGGCGGCCGATCCGACCTTCGCCTCGGCGCAAGGGTCCATGTCAGTGCGCTTCGACGGCGCGACGCTCGTCGCCGAGGCCGCCGACGGCGATCCGGTCGCCCTCGAATACGGCTTCACCTTCCCCGAAGGCTATGCGCTCCGCTTCGAGCTGCCGCGGGTCTTCCTGCCCAAGCCCAAATACGCCGTCTCCGGCCCGGGCGGGGTCGAGGCGAGCTTCGACTGGCGCGCCGCCTTCGACGACACGGAAGGCACCATGCTGCGCGTGCATCTCCTCAACGACATCACCAGCTACAGCTGAGGCTCCCCATGATCCGTCTCGATTTGAAGCGCGAGCCCACCTGGCTCGATCTCGGCCATGGCGTGCGCGTCCATGTCCGGCCCTGTACCACGGCGCTCGTCATGGCCGCACGCGCGGCGGTGGCGCGCGGCATCGAGCCGGTCACGGACGACAGCGCGGTCGGTGAGCGGACCGCGGCGCTCGTCAAGGCGCTCGCGAAGTCAGCGATCGACGGCTGGGAAGGGGTGGGGGATCAAAAGGGTGAGCCGGCCAGGCTCACGCCCGAAGGCGTCGAGGCGCTGATGGACCTCTGGCCGATCGCCGAGGCCTTCGAGCGCCAGTATCTCGGACCGGCGCTGCTGCTGGACGCCGAAAAAAACGCCTGACGGCCCGCAGCCTATGGCACTTCGGCGGCGGGCCAGCCTATTGCGAGGGGTGCCGGCGCGACAGGCGTCCCTGTGCGCGGGGCGAGCCCGGCGTCGACGGCGCGCTCTGCCCCTACGTTGCCAACGAGCCGCTGACCGATGCCGGCTGGCAGGCCTGGGACGTGCTCATCCGCTGCACCGGCCAACTACGCCTCGCGCCTGGCGCCGTGGTCGGCATCGATCTCGCGGCCGCGCTGCGGCTCGGCGAGGCGCTCGGCTATGACGCCCATGCGCTGGCCGAGCTCCTGCCGGCCGGTGAGGCCGGGCTGGTCAAGGCTCTGAACGAACGGATTCGCTCGGACGATCTTCCATGACCACCCGCAATCTCGCCGTGCGCCTCGCCGTCATCGACGGCGGCAAGGTGAAGGCGGAGCTGCGCGACGTGGGCGAGAGCGGCCAGCGCTCGCTCAAGCGGATCGAGGATGCAGCGCGGCCCGCATCGCGCGCGCTGCAGGCGCTCGACGGCGCCGCCGGGCAGGTCCGCGGCTCGCTAGAAGGGCTGACCAGCCGCCTCGGCCCTCTGGGCGGGGCGCTCTCGCGGCTCGGCCCGGCTGGCCTTGCGGCCGGCGCGGGCGTCGCGGGCCTCGGACTCATCCTCACGCGCGGCGTGCAGGAGGCGGCCGAGGCCGACCGCTCCTACCGCCGCCTCGAGGCTGTGCTGCGGGCGACGGGCCACGCCTCGGGCCTGACGGCGCGCGAGATCGCCGGCTTCGCCGAGGAGATGGAGCGCTCGACACTCGCCTCGGCCGAGTCCGTCCAGGACGCCGCGGCGGTGCTCGCGACTTTCCGCTCGGTCTCGGGCGAGACCTTCACCCGCGCCATCCGGCTGGCGCAGGACCTGTCCACGGTCTTCGGGCAGGACTTGGCAGCCACGGCGACCCAGGTCGGCAAGGCGCTCGAAGAGCCGGTCCAGGGCATCTCGGCGCTGCGGCGCGTCGGCGTCTCCTTCACCGCCTCGCAGCGCGAGCTCATCGAATCGCTGGTCGAGACCGGCCAGACGGCGGAAGCGCAGAAGGTCATCCTCGATGCCCTCGAACAGCAGGTGGGCGGCGCCAGCCTCGCCGAAGCGGGCGGCCTCACCGGCGCCGCCAACCGGCTCTCCGACGCCTGGGGCAATCTCCTCAAGGCCATCGGCCGTACGCCTGCCGTCTCGGGGCTCGCCGAGGGCGCGCTCAATGTCCTTTCCCGTGCCGTCGAGGGCATCACCTCGCTGTTCGAGGAAGACCCGATCTCGGTCCGCATTGTCGAGACCAACAGGAGGCTCATCGAGGCGCAGAACGAGCTCGCCCGGATCGAGGCAGGCGGTCCCGGCACGCCGCTCATCGGCCAGCGCTTCTTCATCGAGGAGCAGCGGCGAAGGGTCGAGTCGCTGCAGCGCGATCTCGACGCCCTCATCGGACAGGCGCGCCGCGAGGCCTATGCCTTTGCCGAGGAGCAGCGCCGCGCGGAAGCCGGGCGCCGTGCCGCGGAAACGGAGCGCCTGACCGAGCTCCTGAGCACGCAGCGCCGCGAGATCGATCGCGCGATTGACCAGATCGCGACCGACCCGGCCGAGCGCATCGCGCGGGTCAACCGGGAGCTCGCCGAGACGCGCCGGCGGCTGGACGCGCTCCGGGCGCCGGACGGCAGCAACGCCTCCGATGTGGACGCGGCCATCGCCCGGGCCGAGGAGCTGGCGCGGCGCCGGATCGAGGCGATCGAGCGGCCGGCGCGGGAGGCGGCCGCACGGGTCGCCGCCGCCAATGCCCGCGTGATCGAGGATCTCGGCCGGCAGCTCGCGGGCCTCGCGGACGAGCGCCAGGCCTTCATCGACCAGGCGCTCTCGCGCCTCTCGGAGGGGGCCACGGCGGCGCAGCGCGCCGAGGTCGAGCGGCTCGCAGGCGCTCTCTACGACGAGAAGCAGGCCCGCGAAGAGCTCGCCAAGGCGATGCAGGAGGAGGAGCGGCTGCGCGAAGAGGGGCGGCGCCTCGTCGAGCAGTTGCGCACCCCGACCGAGGAGTATGGCGCGGCCGTCGACCGTCTGAGTGCGCTCCTGCGTGCCGGCGCGATCGATCAGGAGACGTTTAGCCGCGCGCTCGTCAAGGCGGACGAGGAACTGGCGGCGGCGCAGGACCGGCTGCTCCGCCAGAGCCGGGAGTGGCAGGACGGCGTCACCCGTGCGCTCCGGGACTACGTGGACGCGGCGACCGATTCCGCCAAGGCGGCCGAGCAGGCGACCGCGCTCGCCTTCAAGACCATGGAGGACGCGCTCGTCTCCTTCGTGACCACCGGCAAGTTCGAGTTCTCGTCCTTCGCCGAGAGCATCATGGCGGACATCACCCGCATCGCGGTGCGCCAGACGATCCTGGCGCCGCTTGCCGACTGGCTCGCCGGTGAAAGCGGAGGCGGCGGCGACCTCTTCGGCGGTCTCAGGCAGGTCTTCGCAGGAATCTTCCACGGGGGCGGAGTGGTCGGGCGCGACGCCGCACCTGCCCGCGGCGTCGACGCAGCGCTGTTCCTGACGGCGCCGCGCTACCACACGGGCGGCTTCGCGGGCCTCGCGCCGGACGAGATGCCGGCGATCCTTCGCCGCGGCGAGGCCGTGCTCACGGCCGAGCAGATGGCGGCCCTCGGCGCCGGCGCTCGCCGCCGGGACGAGCGGCGGCCTCCGGTCACCGTGGTGATGAACATCTCGACGCCCGACGTGGGCGGCTTCCGCTACGCCCAGGGGCAGATCGCGGCCAACGCCGCGCGTGCCATCGACCGGGCGCGACGCAACCTCTGACGCTCATCGACCATGACCGGCTTCCATGAGGTGCAGTTCCCGCCCGACATCTCCTATGGCGCCTCGGGCGGTCCAGGCTACTCGACCACGGTGGTCACGACGGTCTCGGGCCATGAACGACGCAACGCCAACTGGGCTGAGGGGCGCGGGCGCTGGAACGTCGCGCATGGCCTCAAGAAACGCGAGCAGGTGGCGGCCCTGATCGCCTTCTTCCGCGCGCGCAAGGGCCGCGCCTACGGCTTCCGCTTCAAGGACTGGACGGATTTTCAAGCCTTCGCGCAGGTCATCGGGGTCGGCGATGGCACGACCAGGACCTTCCAGCTGATCAAGCATTATCCCAGCGGCGGCGAGATCGAGACGCGCGTCATCACCAAGCCCGTCGCCGGCACGGTGAAGGTCTACCGCGACGGCGTCGAGGCGGCCTCGGGATGGACCGTGAACACGGCGACCGGCCTCGTCACCTTCACTTCCGCGCCCGCCCCAGGCGTGCAGGTGACGGCGGACTTCGAGTTCGACGTGCCGGCGCGATTCGACAGCGACCAGATGGATATCACCATCGAGACCTACCAGCTCGGCACCTGGGGTCAGATCCCGGTTGTGGAGATCCGCCTGTGAAGTCGGTTTCCACGGCGCTGGCCCAGCATCTCTCGGGCCCGGTCACGAGGCTCGCCACCTGCTGGCGCATCACGCGGACGGACGGGCGCGAGTTCTTCTTCACCGACCACGACCGCGACCTCGTCTTCGATGGTGAGGTCTACAAGGCGAGCTCGGGCTACTCGCGCACGGCGATCGCCAACGACGCGAGCCTTGGCGTCGACAACCTTGAGGTCGAAGGCGTCTTCGACAATGTCGCAATCACCGAGGAGGAGCTGCGTGCGGGGCTGTTCGACCAGGCCGAGGTGCGCATCTTCCTCGTTAACTGGGCCGACCCGTCGATGGGCAGCTTGCGCATGCGCCGCGGCTGGTTCGGCGAGGTGGTGCTGACCGAGCAGGGCGTCTTCCGCACCGAGCTCAGGGGCGTGACGCAGGCGCTCTCCCAGCGCATCGGCGAGCTCTACAGCCCCGAATGCCGCGCCGATCTCGGCGACAACCGCTGCAAGGTGCCGATCCATCCGCCGGAGATCCAGCGCTCGGCCGCCTATGCGATGGGCGACATCGCCCGTGTCCGGACGTCCTCGGCGCTGGCGACGATCGGCATCCCCTTCGTGAATCCGGGCTTCGATACGGGTGATCTCTCCGGCTGGACCCTGGTGTGGGGCTCGGCGGCGGCTAAGACTTCGAACGGCGCGCTCGGGCCGAAGACGGGAACGCACTTCCTCGAAGGCGGCAGTGTCGCCAGCTTCGAGGTCCGCCAGACCGTCGATCTCGCAGGCGTGCTCGACCCCGCCACGACCGATGGCGACAGCTATCGCCTCACCGTTGGCGCCTGGCGGGCCAATGGCGGCGGCGATACTGCTGACCAGGGCCGGGTGCGCGTCGAGCTGCTGGACGATGCGGGCGCGGTGCTCTCGACGCCGCTCGACACCGGTAAGGAGGCGATGGCGGGCGTCTGGACACTCCGGCAAGTCGCCGACGCCCCGGTGCCGGCCGGCGCGCGGCAGCTGCGGGTGGTCTTCAGCGGGACGCGCGTGAGCGGCACGGCCTGCAACGCCGCGCTCGACGGGGTCTCCGGCTACTTCACCGACACCACCACCGGCGTTGGCAGCGCCGCCGTCTACGAGAACCGGATCTATCGCTGCGTCGCGGCGGGCACCACCGCTGCGGTCCAGCCCGCCTATGACACCGGCGTCGGCCAGCAGACGGCGGACGGCAGCGCCGTGTTCGAGGCCATGGAGGCCTGGAGCCGCACGGGGATCGTCACGGATGTGGTCGATCGCGCCGTCTTCTCCGCCTCCATCGACGAGCCGCGCGCGGCCGACGGCTGGTTCGCAGGCGGCGTGCTCACCTGGGAGAGCGGCCCGAACGCCGGCCGCTCGATCGAGGTCAAGGCCTGGACGCAAGCCACCGGCCGCGTCGAGCTGTTCCTGCCCATGGGCTACGCGCTCCGGGTCGGCGACGTCTTCCGCATCCACCCCGGCTGCGACAAGCGCCTCGACACTTGCATCGATCGCTTCGCCAATGTCCTCAACTTCCGCGGCGAGCCCTACGTGCCAGGGCAGGACGCCATGATGAGCTATCCCGATGCCCGCTGAGACCATCACGCCCGAGCGCATCGTCGCCGAGGCACGGACTTGGCTCGGCGTGCCCTGGCGGCACCAGGGGCGGAGCCGCGCCGGAATCGACTGCGTCGGCCTCGTGGTGCAGGTCGCGCGCGCCCTCGATCTCTCGGACTACGATCACACGGCCTATGGCCGGCGCGCCCAGGGCCAGAGTTTCGTCGAGCACTTCCGCGCCAACATGGACGGCGTCGCCATCCCGGAGGCACGACCGGGCGACGTGCTCGTCTTCGCCGACCAGGCCTATCCCTGCCACTGCGGCTTCCTCACCGAGCGGCTGGAGCATCCGCATCTCATCCATGCCCATGCGCTCCGGCGCAAGGTGATCGAGGAGCCCTACGCCGACGAGTGGCTCGCCAAGGTCAAGTTCGCCTTCCGCTTCCGCAAGCCCGTCGTCTGATCCATGGCCATCCTGGTTGCAGTGGGCGGGGCCGCGCTCGGCTCCGCCATCGGTGTCGGCTGGCAGGCCGACTGGCTCGTCGGCTCCGTCGTCGGCAACCTCCTGTTCCCGCGCAAGGGCCCGGACATCCGCACCGAGGGCCCGCGCCTCGGCGACCTCACCGTCACCTCGTCCGCCTACGGCGCGTCGATCGCGATTGGCTACGGCACGCTCCGCATGGCCGGCAACATGATCTGGTCGTCGGGCATAGCTGAGCAGCAGAACGTGACCCGTACCCGCGCGGGCGGCAAGGGCGGCGGCGGGGCGACCCAGACCTCGGTCACGTATTCCTACTTCGCGTCCTTCGCCCTCAGCTTCGGCGAGGGGCCGGCCGAGGACGTGCTCAGAATCTGGGCCGACGGCAAGCTCATCTACGACAAGACCGGGGCGAGCCCGGACGTCGCCAAGCCGAACCTGCGGTTCCGCTTCTATCCCGGCAGCGAGACCCAGCTGCCCGATCCCCTGATCGAGGCCCATGTCGGCGCCGGGCGCGCGCCGGCCCATCGCGGCCTCTGCCTGATCGTCTTCGAGGACCTGGCGCTCGCCGACTATGGCAACCGCATCCCCAACATCACCGCCGAGATCACCTTCCGCCGCGCCGCGCAGCAGCCCTACCAGCTCCTCGACTTCATCACCACGGGCGAGGGCGGCTACTTCGGCTCCTACCAGATCAGCGATCTCGCGATCGACTGGCGGCGCGGCTACGGCTACTTCGTCTCGTCGAGCAGCAACGCCGATGCCGCCGGCATCCGCCGCTTCAGTCTGCGCACCATGGCGGAGGACCGCCAGGCGCGGATGTCGGACGTGACCCAGGTCGCGCCCAACAACTTCCCGAGCACACTGTTCTGCGGCGAGGACGCCCATCTCTACGTCGTGACCGGATCGAGCAACTCACGCCCGATCCTGCGCATCGAGCCAAATGCGCTGAAGGAGGTCGGGCGCTTCGGCTCGACGAGCAACGGGCTCTCGAATTCGACGCTGCGCTTCGTCGCGACCACGTGGATGGGCATGGTCTCGGCCTACGGCCCTTCGGGGCGGGCAGACTTCATCCTGACCGGCTCGATCTTCGACGACGTCGGCCTGATCCGCGCCGAGGGCATGAGCTACGTCTGGGGCGCGGGCCAGACGGTGACCGAGCCGCGCGTGCGCGGCGCCATCGGCGGGGCGGTCGGCGAAGGCTTCGGCGAGGGCTGGCTCCTCGGCAGCGGGACGGGGACCAACCATGCGAGCCTCGGGCTCTACCGCATCCGGGTCTCGGCGCTGGCCCAGTACGATGCGCTGACCGGCCAGTCGCTGGGCGTCACCTTCGAGAAGGTGGCGAGCTTCAGCCCGGCCGAGATCGAAGTGGGAGCCACCGGCTTCTATGACACGGCCGGCGGCCTCACCTACGACGCCACCGACGACAGTGTGATCTTCGAGGTCCGCATGTCTAATGGCGGATCGGCGGGGACGATCTATACGCTCAAGTGGCGGGCCGATACCGGCATCGTCTGGAAGACCGCGGTCCCGAGCCAGATCAACTACGAAGGTCCGTACTTCGGCCAGAGCCGGCTTGAACGGCAGCGCTGGACCGTGATGCGCGGCACGCGCGTGGTCCAGCTCGACACCGCGACCGGCGCCATCGTGCTCAACGAGCTCTGGCCGGGTGCCGTCGACGAATGGGGCGCCCAGGTCTACGACGCGGTGACCGACACCCACCTCGTGCGCGGCAGCAGCGGGTGGGCGCGGCTTTTCCTCAATCGCGGCGGCGGCGAGGGTGAGGCGCTCTCGGCCATCGTCGCCGACCTCTGCGGCCGGGCGGGGCTCGGCCTCGCCGACATCGACGTCGCGGATCTGCAGGAGACGGTCCCCGGCTATGTGATCGGGCGGCAGACGACCGTGCGCGGCGCCATCGAGCCGCTGGCCCAGGCCTACTTCTTCGACGCCGCCGAGAGTGATGACCTGCTGCGCTTTCGGACGCGCGGGCGGGCGCCGGCCGCCAGGATCGGCGCCGACCTCCTGCTGCCGCTCGACGAGCGCACGGGCGAGACGTGGCGCGAGCGCCGCATCCAGGAGGTGGAGCTGCCCGAGCGCGTCAGCGTCGTCTACATGGACCGCGATGCCGACTACCAGCAAGGGGCGCAGAGCGAGAAGCGCGCCTCGCTGCCGCTCGCCACCATGCACTCGCGCGACCAGGCGAGCCTCGAGCTGGCGCTCGCCATTGACGCCACCACGGCGAAGCGCATCGCCGCCAAGACGCTCTACAGCGCCTGGATCGAGCGCAGTCAATACGAGGGTGCGCTGCCGCCCGACTTCCTGGCCTTGGATCCAACGGACGTCGTCGACCTGGTCTTCCCGAGCGGATCGGCGTTCCGCACCCGGATCACCCGCCTCGATGTCGGCGCCGACTTCTCGCTGGCGCTGAAGGGCGTGTCGGAGACGACCGCCACCTACGTCTCCAACGCCGAGGCCGATGGCGGGTCAGGCCGGCCGCCGCAAGCGGTCGGAGGCGATGCCGCGACGCGCCTCATCTTGCCCGACCTGCCGCTGCTGCGCGACGTCGACGACGCCGGCGGCGCCGGCTCGCGCCTCTTCTACCTCATGGCAGGGTTCGGCAACCCGGGCTGGCCGGGCGCCGCCCTCTATCGCAGCCCGGACGGCTCGGCCTGGGCGCAGGTCGGACGAGCCTTGAGCGAGGCCGCTTGGGGCGCCACCGCCAACGTGCTCGGTTCCCCGCGCTCGCCCTTCGGCACGGACGAGGAGAACAGCCTCACCGTCTTCATGACGACCGGCGGCGATCGCCTGGAGAGCGTGACCCAGGAGGCATTGGTCAACGGCGCCAACGCCGCCCTCGTGCTCAAGGCGAGTGGCGAGCCGGAGATCATCCAATTCCGCGAGGTCACACTGAACCCGGACGGCTCCTACACGCTTCAGGGGCTCCTGCGCGGCCGGCGCGGCACCGACGTCTTCGTCGAGGGCCATGCGGCGGGCGAGCTCTTCGTGCTGCTCGATCCCGACGACGTCGAGACCCTCGTCGTGTCGCTCGGCGATCTCGGACTCGCGCGCTCCTGGCGGGCGGTCGGGTTCGGGACCCTGTTCGAGGACGCCGAGACCATCGTCCAGAGCCACACCGGGCGGGACCTCAAGCCTTATGCGCCGTGGAACGTGCGCGCCGTGAAGAGTGGCAGCCCGGAGAACATCACGCTTACTTGGGTCCGCCGCACCCGCATCGGCGGCCAGCTCAAGGACGGCACCGGCACGGTGCCGCTCGGGGAAGCCAGCGAAGCTTACGAGCTCGACATCCTCGATGGCCCCGGCGGCGCGGTGAAGCGGACGCTCACCTCGACCAGCCCGAGCGTAACTTACGCCAACGCCGACATCCTCGCCGACTTCGGGGCCGTGCCGGCGAGCCTGTCTGTTGCCGTCTACCAGTTGAGCGCGGTCGCCGGGCGCGGCTTCCCGCGCGCCGTCACTCTGGAGGTCGTCTGATGCCGAGCCCCAACCTCTCGATCACCCACGTTGCGGCCGCCCAGAACCAGAAAGAGGTTACGATCAACGACGCGGTCGATGCCCTCGACAATGCCATGAACCGGGCGCTGTCGCTGGCGATGGCCGATAGCAACGTGACGCTCACTGCGGATAAGGCGAACCGCAACGGCCTCGTCGTTCTGACCGGGGCGCTCACCGCCCCTCGCACCCTGACCCTGCCGGCTAACCACCGGCGGCTCGCGCTCCGTAACGCGACGACCGGCGGGTTCGCCGTCACGGCCAAGTACCCGGGCGGCGGCGCCACGGTCGCCGTCCTGCCCGAGACGACCGCGCTCCTGCAGGGCGACGGCACCGACCTCTACGGCGTCGCCGGAGGGGGCGGGGTGGAGGCCCTGGACGACCTCGTGGACGTCAGCGTCGCCGGCGCCGCGAACGGCGATCTCCTGCGCTTCGACGGCGCGCTCTGGATGCCCGCCGGCGCCGGCATCCTCCAGCGCGTCATGCTGCCGTTCCGCGGCGCGCTGCTGCGCCGGACCGCCAACTACACCGTCTCGACCACCGGCGCCTATGTCGCGATCCCATGGCAGAGCGCGGTCTACGATACGGACGCATTCTGGAATGCGGGTCAAGCTACCCGGCTCACGGTGCCGGCCGGGGTGACCAAGGTCCGCCTCGCCGGCAACATCGAATGGCAGACCTCGCCCACGAGCCAGCTGGTCGAGGTACGCAAGAACGGCGTCTCGGTCGTGGGCGGCGGCTCGTTCATCGTGCGCGGCGACAGCGGCTACACCAACCAGATGCGCAATGTCGTGAGCGCCGTGATCCCGGTGGTGGCCGGCGACTGGTTCGATCTCGCGGTCTACATCGGCACGGCTGGTGAGCTCAGGAGCCTGGAGCGAACCTGGTTCGCGGTCGAGGCGGTCGAGACCGAGGACGCGGCCGATCCGCCCGCTGACCATTCCGCGTTCAAGCCGGGGCAGCCCGGCGCGAGCGAAGTGCTCCTGCGCGTGCCGGTCGCCCGGCGCACGCGGTTTGCGGCGGGCCTCGCCGGGAGCCACGGCAGCGCGGGGACGACCGCGACGAACCAGACCGACTTCGACGTGCAGCGCAACGGGACGAGCTTCGCGACGATGCGGTTCGCGGCGAGCACCGCGGCCGCGACCTTCATTGCCGCGAGCGAGACGATCCTCGACCCCGGCGACGTGCTGAGCGTCGTGGCGCCGGCGAGCCCGGACGCCACCCTTGCCGACGTTGGCTTCACGCTGGCCGGAGCACTGGCGCCGTAGGCCCTGCCGTTCGCTGACGAACCATCCCGACCCGCCGCGAGGCGGGTTTCGCATGTCTGGAGAAACCTCATGAACCACGGACCGGAGGACGGGAGGCTGGTCAGCCTCTCGCGCGCGGAGATCGAGGATCTGCTCGCTGCCGCGGCTGCTCGCGGCGCGAGGCAGGCCCTCAAGGACATCGGCCTCGATAACGGCGAGGCGCGCGAGGACATCCGCGAGCTGCGCTCGCTCTTGGGCGTGCTGCGACTCGCCCGGCGCACCGCCTGGCAGACCACCGTGCGTGTCCTCACCACCGTGTTCCTCGCCGCGCTTCTCGCCTGGGCGGGGGTCAAGCTCAAGCTGCTTGGCTGACGTCCTGATCTCCATCCCGATCCGAACCGTCCAACCGGCCGCCGCGAGGCGGCTTTTTGATTCGAGGGAGCCTCCCATGACGACGCCCACGCGCGCCCTGCCGCGCGGCATCCGCAACCACAACCCGCTCAACATCCGCTTGGACCCGGCCAACCGCTGGCAGGGGCGCATCGCGCCCGAGCGCAACACCGACGGCGCCTTCGAGCAGTTCGAAAGCCCCGTCTGGGGCCTGCGCGCCGGCGCCGTGCTGATCATCGCCCACTACGACCGCCGCGGCACGGACACCATCCGCAAGCTGGTGCGCATCTGGGCGCCGCCCAACGAGAATGACACCGAGGCCTATGCCGCCTTCGTGGCGCGTGAGAGCGGCTTCGGCGCGGATGAGACGCTCGACTTCCACCGCGCCGAGCATCTGCGGCCGGTGCTCATCGCCATGATCCGCATGGAGAACGGGCAGCAGCCCTACACGGATGCGCAGATCGACACGGCGCTGGTCCGTGCCGGCGTGCTGTCGCCCGAGCGGCCGCTCGGCCAGTCGCGCACCGTGCGGGGCGGACAGGCGGCCGCGACCGGCACCATTGGGGCGGCGGCGCTCGAAGCGGTGCAGGAAACGCTTGGACCGGCGCAGGACGCGCTCGTCGGGATCGCGCCTTATCTCGATGCTACCAAGTGGGCGCTGCTCCTCGTCACGCTCATCGGCATCGGCGTGATGCTCTGGGCGCGGATCGACGATCGCCGCAAGGGGCTCCGGTGATGTGGGCCCTGATCCAGCCCTGGCTCCTCCGCAACGCCCTTGGCCTCCTTGGCTGGCTCGCCGCGGCGACCGCCGTCGTGGCCGTGCTCCTGGGCGCCCGTCAGGCAGGACGCAATGCCGAGCGTGTCGATCGCATGAAGAAGACCATCGAGGTGCAACGTGACCAGCTGGAAGCCGCTACTCGCCGTCCTCGCGACCGCGACGAGCTTGCTCGTCGCCTGCGCGACGGCACCTTCTGACGGCGCGCCCTGTCCGCCGGTCGTCGCCTACAGCCAGGAGTTCCTCGCCCGTGTGGCTAACGAGCTCGAGCGCCTGCCGCCCGGCTCGGCCATCGAGCAGATGCTCGCCGACTACCAGGTCATGCGGGACCAGGCGCGGGCGTGTCGAGGTAGATAATCGTCCCTGCCGCGAGGTGGTCCAGAACTACCCTGGAACTCGATAGGTCGGGTGCCGGCGGCGCCAGTCGCGATAGGCTTCGAGATCGTGGTCGGCATCATGGGGCCGCAGGCGATTGCCCTGTTCGTCGATGAGCCCTGCTTCAATCTCGGCCGCGACGCAGCGCCAGTAGCGATCGACCGCCGTCGGAAGCGTGCTGGTGCCTGTCCCAGCCGCTCGCAGTTGGCGCTCGCACAGATCGCGCGCGACGGCTTCGATATTGCTCCAGGCTTCGTGCATAGATTCACGATAGCAGCGAACGTGCCGCAGCGCGACTGGCTGGCATCACACCCTCGGTGGCATGCGGGATGAATCCAGACGGCGATGAATGAGGGATGCCAACGACAAGAGGTCCTCGGCGTCGGCCTTGTTCATGGCCCAATGGATGCGAGGGGCATGCGCCGTCGGATTCCGGAACATTCCGAAGACGCCCTTGACTAGGTTGGCGAAACCGCGCTGCTCGCCTCGCTCGCTCTCGGAGCTGAGATCGTTGATCGCAAGCATCGGAAGATCGCCGCCGAGCGCACGATCGACGAGAACGGCTCCGTCGTCAGTGAGACCAGTGCGGGCGCGCAGCTTGTCGGCGATGCTCTTGGTGGCCTCCAGGACGGGATGAAAATAATCGTCCGCCACCAGCTCAGCTCGACAGAAGCGCAGCACGTCCGGGTGGACGCCGCGCGCTGTCAGGTCATCCTTCAGTTCCTGAGCCCGGCGCTCAGCCTCTGAGAGCGTTCGCGCCCGCTCGGCCGAACTCAGCGTTCCGGTTGCGTCCACGGCGAGACCAGCGAACGAGAGCGCGCGATTGAGATTGGTGCGCATCGGTTCGAAACGCTCGGGGCAGCGGGCGTAGCGCTCCGGCTTCATGGCGTGGCGGATGAAGGCGAGAATGGCCCGACGATCCTGACGGCTGTTCTGGCTTTCTGCGAAGGCGTTGTAGAGGCGATGCCGTTTGGTCATGCTCGGAGTAGGATCGGACAAGCGGCAGGTCGCCAGAAGATGGCCGATTTCGGATCCCGTCAGCCCCTCGCTGGTGTCCGCAAGCGCCGCGGCGATTGCTTCAAGCTGGCTCTGAGTGAAGAGCGGCTGTGTGTCGTTCAT